GGCCATAATGGTCAAGTTCAAATTCAGTGTCAGCAAACAAGTAATGTTCATAAGTGGCTCACAGCCGCAGAAAATGCTGTTTATATTGCTGATACGGATCAATGGGCTAGTATGACTGCAACTTTAAGGAATACTTCAGATGGCACTACTCATATCATTACGGGTATGTCATTTGGTAAGGTTCCTGATAAGGTTTACCAGGCAGAAGGTCAGATGGTTACATGGACTTTATGGGCAGCTAATATTCAGTCGCTGGCAACGCCCTAATTAAGAAAAGAAAAGGAGATTTCTTATGAAAAGGGAGCAGTTTAAGGATGTTGAAGTAAATGGTCGTAGATTTAGGATCGGAAGATTTGATGCATTAACAGGTAGCTATATTACTACGCTCCTGTTAATGCAGATGCTTCCGATGGGGTTGGAAGATAGAATTCCTGGAGTTTCGTCCAAAGGGAAATCGATAATGGACAAAGAAACTTTTATGGATATTCAGAGAGATTGTTTGAAGGTTGTTTCAGAGTTAAAGCCGGTGGGTGATTCTATTGCACCAATGTTGGTCATGCTCCCTGATGGTCGTTGGGGTGTTGATGGGATTGAAGATGATACATTGATAGTCATTACCCTAACAATTAGTGTGTTGGCATTCAATTTGTCGGATTTTTTTCAAGAAGGCGCATTGAGCAATCTGAACCAAGTATTGCCGGGTTTGACCCCGTCAAAGGCGACGGAATAGATACGTATGCTTATGCGCCGGTAATTGCGGGAGATTGGAGGCAACATGAAGTGTGGGATGGAACTTATACATTTCTAGATCTGATAGATTGGCATGAGTTGTCTTATATAAAGGCAGAGAATCAAAGGCGATATCGTGAATGGACAGAATTGAGTAGGGATAAATAATGGCTTCAGAAGATGTTCTAAAAGAGTATCTAGTAAAGATGGGTTTTCAAGTTGACGATTCTTCTTATAAGAAGGTGATGTCAACTTTTTCAAACCTAGAGAAATTAATTGGTAATAATCTTTCAGCAACTTCTTTAGCTTCTTTGAAAGCTTCAACAACAATTGTTGGAGCAATGGCAGCTATAGCGGCATCTATTGTTAAAACAATAGATGCTGTAGCTCAGGCTGATATGCATTATCAGCTACTTGCTCAAAGAATGTTCATGTCTGTTAATGCCGCTAAGGCGTTCACGATAGCCACTGAAACACTTGGTCATAATTTACAAGAAATTGCCTGGAATGCCGAATTGAAGCAGAAGTATTTTGCTTTGGTTCAACAGATAAATGAACTTGAGACACCTCCTGAAGCAAAGGAAATGTTTAAAGAGGTTAGGGCGATTTCTTTTGAATTTACTAGGTTAAAGGTTGATGCTAAATATGCTGTTGAGAATATTGCCTATGAGATTTTAAAGTTAAATAAATCTACTTTGTTTGAATTGCATGAAAATTTGAAAGGAATAGGAGAATACCTTAGGAGCCATATTAAAGAAGGCGCAGCGGAAATAGCTAAGTATTTTCAAGTTGTGGTAGAAGTATTTAAAGTATTTGGCAGAGTTGTTGGCGATGTAATAGTTCCAGCTTTTAAGGCTTTTTGGGCAGTAGTGGAAAAAGTTGTTGAATTATTTAAGATGATTTGGGATATGTTGCCCCCGATAGGAAGACAGGCTGTAGTGTTAGGAGGATTGCTTTTAGCCGCCTTTTTGCCAATATCTCCACCCATTCTAGCTGCAACGGCGGCTTTGACGGCGTTGTATTTACTTTTTGATGATTTTTATGCCTTTATGGAGGGGAGAGATTCTTCGGAGTTGTTAAAGCCTTTGTGGGAAGTGGTAGATATACTTCATGGGGAGTTGAGTAAGGGAATTGCTAACATTATTATATTAGCTGATAGAGCTTGGCATGCCTTAAAAGGTGAAAAGTACCCTGATAAAAGGTCTATGTTACAGCAGATGAATGAGACTGCTGCAGAAATAGATAAGGAGCAAGAGAAAATATTGCAGGAAAGAGCGGATAAGAGAGTAGCTTATGAGCAAGCTAAGAGAAGAGCTGCAGAAGCTCAGGCTGCTGCCGCTTCGTCTGCAGCTCCAATGGCAGTGTCAACTGTTCCGGCTCCGGCTGGTGAATCGGCTGAGAGGCGATTGCTTGACCAGATAGCTAGGGGAGAAGGAACTTCTGATGAAAAAGCAAGGCAGATGGGGTATGCATCTGGATATGATGTCACTTTAGGATATGGTAAATATGCAAAATCAGAAAAAGGTGTATCTCAAATGACGTTTGCGGAATTGGAAGCCCATCAAAGAGAGATGATAAGAAATCAAATTAAGATGGGGATTGATCCTAAAAAGGCTTCAAGTGCTGCTGGAAAGTATCAGTTTACTATGTCTACTTTATTTGGCACTAAAGAGAATGAAGGGCTTTTAAAGCAGCTAGGTGTATCTAAAGAGGCTGTATTTACACCAGAAATGCAGGATAAGTTAGCTTTAGCTTTAATAGCTAAAGAGACTGAAAAGTTTAAAGCCGGGAAGATGTCAGAAAAAGATTATCAGAATGTGATTGCTGGAAGATGGGCGTCGGTAGCTATGTATGGAACAGATAGAAGTAGATATGGGCAAGGAGTTGGAACTTCAGGAGAAGAAATAGCAGCGGTCATGCGAGATATGAGGAAATCTTCTAGTTATGCGGCTGTGTCGGGTGGTGTTCATAATGAAGCCACTACAAATAATTTGACAGTAAATGTTGTTGCGAAAACAGATGATCCAAAACAGCTTGGGCAAGTTGCTGGGAGAGAGGCTACTGACATGCTTCAGCGTTTAAGGGCAGATAAAGCTAAAAGGGTAGCTCAAAATAGGGTGGGAGTGTAAGATGTCCATAACAAGCACAGTAAACTCTGTATCTTCAGTTTTTATGGTTGGTAAGGCGGTTTGGAATGTTTTTAAAGTAGTAACTAGATCTGCCGCTTATGCCCCTATTTCAAAAGATGAAGCTTATAGGCCTGGAACTTGGGGTAGATATGGTGATGAGTCTCAAATGCTTTATTTGGCTCCCAATATAACAGAGAAGAAAAAGAAAACTGAAAGTGAAGGATCTTCAGAAGAGGAAGTTACAATTGGTTATTTCTTTGATGCCTTTTTAAGGGAAAATCATACAGGGACAGTTAAGGTTACAGATCATCCTGTTCAAGGGGGGATGAATATTAGTGACCACGCATATAATTTACCCGATACATTAACGATAGAAGTTTTTGCGTCTGATTCTATGGATTCTTTAAAGACAAATCAGTTTAAAACCCTAAGTACTAAATCGAAATCTGTTTATGAAACTTTGAGAGGGCTAAAGGAGAGAAGAGTTTTGCTTGGAGTTAGAACACGGTTGAGACGTTATGAAAATATGATAATTGAGAATATGACAGTTTCTGATGATTATAAGACATCGAATGCGTTGAGGTGCACAATTTCGTTTAAACAGATAATAATGGCTTCAGTTGCGGAGAAGTATGTTTTGGTTCAGAAGTCTCAGGTGGTAAATAATAATAATAAAGGATCACAGCAGCCGGAAGCTCCTAAAGCTAGCGCTCTTAATAGGATGACTAGGTAGAGGAATAGAAAATGGCGTATCAAAGAATACCTGTAACGAGTGAGCCAAATCAGATATTTCAAACGGTTTTGTTGATAGGTGAAGAGAATAGAAGTTTGAAATTTAATTTCGTCTGGAATTATACAGGAAAATATTGGGTTATGAGAATTACAGATCCTTCAACAGAAGAGATTTTGATAGATTCTGTTCCTCTTGTTACTGGAGTTATAAATACGGATACTTTGAATATATTGAGGAAGCATGGTTATCTTGGAATTGGATCGGCATTTTTAGTCCCGATTGTTGAAAAGCCTTCAGATGATTTCCCATCTGATATTACTTTGGGTAAAGAATTTGATTTGATCTGGGGTGATGTAGATGATTAACGACACGATGAAACCACCTGATGATAAGGACAAAGCTTTATTTGGTAGAAGGTGGAGAATTAGCATACTTGTTCCAATTGATGAGGAGGAAACATCAAGTGATGTAAATAAGTATATTGCTTATGTGGTTTCAGATAGTGATAAAGAAGATACTTCTTTAAGGGTGACTTTTAGAATTCAAAATCATGGGTGGGAAGTTCCAAACTTTTCTGAGGTTGTTGTTTTTAATATGAGTCCTCAGACAGAAAACCTCTTGATTGATGCTGGAGCAAGGATCATTGTAGAGGCTGGCTATAAAAACGGAAATTTTGGAGCAATATATGACGGATCTATATTTCAGGCTCTTTGGGAGAAAGATGATAATGTGACAACGAAAGTAACTTTTCGTTGTATTGATGCCATGGATATTATTTATGATAATCATGTTGAGATGGTTGAAACTATGAAATATCAAAAGGATATGATGTTATCTATGGCTAATAAGTCTAGACGGAAATTTGAAATAAAGAAAATAGCTAGCACTTTGAAGAATATAGAGCTTGCAAGAGGAAAGGTATTTTTTGATTCACCGGCGTATTATATGAGGAAGTTTGCGCAACAAAGTGGAACAACTGTTTCTACTCAGCGTAGAGATATTTATTTGGTTAGGCCCCAGGATGAGGTTCCAGAGGATGTGACAAAGAAGGCTCTTGTTTTGTCGCCTGGTGAAGGTGGGCTGATTGGATTCCCTCAGCAGACTCAAGATGGAGTTAATTTTACTTGTTTGCTAAATCCTAGTCTTATGGTTTTTAATCCTGAACCGATGATGGTAAAGATCGATAATGCTTATATTAGACAACTTGCGGTGCAGTATAATTCTGCCGGATTTTCTAGACTTGATAAGGATGGTATTTATAAGGTGATAGGGGTTATTCATGAAGGAGATACTAGAGGAACGCCATGGTATTCTCATGTTACAGGGTGTGAGCAATCTATGGAAGGAACATTGGCTGCTATGTTTAAAACACGTAATGATACAGATGGGTAAAGTTTATGGCTAAGTTTAAAATACCTATTTCGGTTAGATTGGAAAGTGAAAATGAGCTTTTGCAAAGAAGATTTGAAAAATTGTCTTACCGGATTCGTGTAGCTTGCCCAGGATTTGTAAAGAGCTTTGATGCTGTGAAACAGACAGTTTCGGTTCAATTGGCGATAAGGGAAAAATTGAGTTTTAATGGAAAACCATTTGAAGATATTGATATCCCAATATTGCAAGATGTTCCAATTTTTATGCCGAGAGCTGGAAAATTTGTTTTAACAATGCCGGTAACTATTGGAGATGAGTGTTTGGTAATCTTTGGGGATAATTGTATTGATGATTGGTGGCAATCGGGGAGAGTTGGGAACCAGATGGATAATAGACGTCATGATCTTAGTGATGGTTTTGCTATTCTTGGCCCTTGGAGTCAACCAAATGTTATTTCTGATTATTCTACAGATTCTGCGTTTCTGAGAAATCTTGATAATGATTCTTATGTAGAAGTAAGAGAGGATGACATCAATATAGTTACCCCTCAGAAAGTGACTATTACTGCAGGGAGTGAGGTAGAAGTAAATGCACCTACAGTGGATGTCAATGCAACTACGGTGACGGTTGATGCTACTGATGTGACAGTGACTGCTCAGAAGACAACTGTTAATTCTACAACAGTTCAAGTGACCGGTGGAACGATAACATTGACTGGTTCAAGTGGTGTGACTTTGGCCGGTAATGGTTTGAGTCAGATTGATTCAAAGAATTTTTTGAGTCATGTGCATAGTGGAGTAGAACCAGGAATAGGAAATACAGGAGGGGTTGTTTGAGATGCGTTATCGTAGGCTTGATGAAAATCATGACTATACTTTTGGGAAAGGTTTGGGGAATTTTCTTGAGGATGAAGTAGGGAATCCTGAGGCAGTAGCTCAGGCTATACAGACTAGACTTTTATTATTTACGGGAGAATGGTGGGAGGATCTGAGAGATGGTCTTCCTCTTTGGCAGAAGATTTTGGGTAATCGAGTTAGAGATAGAGGCATAGTGGATAGTTTGATAGTAGATAGAATTAAAGGGCTACAGTTACCAGATGAGACCTATGGTGTTACTGATGTACTGAATGTTCAATCGGTGTTTGATACAGACGAAAGAGAATACTCTTTCCAGTGTGAAGTGGATACAATTTTTGGGAAATTATATGTAACAAATAAAGATCAGGGGAATGTGATATGACCTATTTTGCTCCTTATGTAGATGCTAGTGGACTTCATATCCCAACTTATGCGGATATTCTTGAAAAGAGAATAGAAGACGCAAAGTCCATTTATGGACAAGATATTTATTTGGCTAATGATAGTCTGGATTATCAAATGATTTCAGTGGAATCGCTTGCTTTATATGATGTTATGCAGGCAATTCAATATGCTTACAATCAAATGAGTCCAGTTACCGCAGTAGGTGTTGGACTCTCTAGTTTGGTTCAGTTAAATGGACTTACAAGATCGGCCGCTACACATTCTACTTGTGATGTTACGTTGGTTGGGTCGAGTGCGATAACAATTACGAATGGTCAGGTCAAGGATCAGGCTGGAAATATATGGGATTTACCTACCCCCATAACTCTTCAGGCAGTAGGATCCCCTCCGGGGGTCAGTTATATGTTGACCGTTACGGCCACATGTCAAACTCCTGGGGCAGTAGTTGCTTTAATTGGCGAGATTAATATTATAGCTACGCCAACATCGGGTTGGCTTACAGTGTCAAATCTTGTCCCTGCTGAGGTTGGTCAGGATGCAGAAACAGATTCAGAATTAAGACAGAGACAGGCTTTGAGTGTAGAGTTGCCCTCCCAGACAATGTTATCTGGAACAATAGCAGCTATTGCAGCGGTGGCAAATGTGACAAGGTATGCTGTTTATGAGAATCCCACTAATTCCACTCATTTTGGAGATCCTGGGGTTCCTTTTGAAGGGGCGCCTCAACATTCGATAACTTGTGTGGTTGAGGGTGGGACTGTTCAGGATATAGCGGAGGCTATTTATTATAATCGAGGGTTGGGTTGTTATACCAATGGAGATATAGAAACTGTCATTACTGATGAGGATTATGGAACAATTACACCTATTCGGTTCTATAGGCCTGAGTATGTTGACGTGTATGTAGAGATTACACTTCATAAAATGACTGGTTATACAGTAGATGTGTCACTACTTATTAAGGCAGCTGTTGCGGAGTTTATTAATGATCTGGGGATTGGAGATATATTAACTGTGTCTTCAATTATTGGAGTGGTGATGGGGTTGAACGCTAACCCCTTAAAACCCATATTTTCAATAACATCGGTACTTATTGGGAAAAGTCCTTCTCCCGCTCTGTCTACCGCTGATTTAGATTTGGATTATAAAGAAGTTTTTCTGGGGGATATTCTTAATATAGAAGTTGTAGAGACATAAGAGACTTTAGATAAGGATAAAAGATGGGAAGTATTCTTAATGATTTTGAGATTTTAGATCTTCTCAATATGGACGAGCTAATATGGTTGGAGGAAGCTCCTCCGGTTCCGGTACATTATACTCTGGATCTGGCTGATTCGGTAACCTTGTCTGAAGTTGTAGGCAGTAATTTCCAGATAGGTTTGGGAGATTCTGTAGGACTAGAAGATTCAATAAGTTTAGTAGTAAGGCCGATAGTATCGCCGATTGTAGCGATTAGGATAAGTCCTTCTGATGCAGATATGTATCAGGGAGGTTCGATAGATTATAGTCTAATAGCTACTCATGAGGATGGATCTGAATCAGAGATAGCAGATCAGGCTAGTTGGTCAGTTATAGGTTCAGCGGCGATTTTTGATACCACTATCCCGTGGAGGTTAAAAAGTGTTTCTACAGGTTCGGGAACAGTAGTAGCAAATTATGGAGGTCTTTCACCGTCAGCAACAGCAACTTTTACGGTGCATAGTCCATTAATAGTAGCTCAGAGTGCTGATGTTGTTGGAGCTTACAGTCCGGACCCCGATTATTATTTAAAGTTTATAACAAGTCAGTATCAGAATTCTCCTAATTTTCTAGCCTGGACTCGGGGTTTTTTGGAAATTATTCAAAGTATAATGAAGTTGGCAGATAACCTTCCTTATTACTTTTCTTTTAGCAGGATAGTGGATAAGGCTTCAGGAGCATATATACCTGGGGCGTTAACGGTAGAATCAGGAGATTATGTTTTTGAAGAGATGGATGCAGCTATTGGTGATCAGTTAGATGTTTTAGGAGAGATTTTAGGAGTCGGGCGGGTAATTGATTTTAAACCAACGGATGGGTCAAGTTCGACTCTGGATGATGAGACATATAGGATTTTGTTAAAGAATAAGGTACTCAGGAATCACTGGGATGGTAAGGCGGCTAGTATTCAGGAGGCTTGGTCGAATTTATTCCCTGGTGGTAAGATTATTGTTCAGGATAATCAGAATATGACGGTAGATGTCACGGTTACTGGTGCATTTACTCAGATTATTGTGGATTTGATTGAGAATGATTATATTGTACCGCGGCCTCAGGGAGTGTTGATGAATTACTATACTGGTACAGTATCACCGTCTAACTTGCCATTCTTTGGATTTGATAGAGATGATGCTTATGTGTCAGGGTTTGATGATGGTCATTGGGTATAAATAAGGA